TGAAAGACTAGTCTTATATCTAGCTCAGGATGTTGGCGTCTTACTAATATATGCTTTTTTCTATCTTCTAAGGTAAATCTACCTTTTGTTTCAATTATTATTCCATTTTCTAGAAAAAAATCTGGTGTATATTCTCGCTCAACTGAGGGTACTATATATCTTATTTTTGATGTTTCATATTCAAATGGGATTTTCTTTTCTTTTAATAGTTGTGCAGTTTTAAATTCAAAACCACTTTTATAACCATTTTGTTCTGCTAATTTTCTTGGTGAAGGCTTTCTTTTATTATTGCCTTTTCTTGCCATAAACTTTCTCCTTTTTTATATAACTTAAAAAATTAATTGTCTACTCTATTTTGGAGGGTCTTCTACTCCTCCTGCCATCCCTACGTCAACATCAAATCTTACAACAAATGTCATATCTGCATTGTCTATCATCTGTATTGGCCTTGCAGTTTTTGCAATTGCCATCAGCTGTCCGTAGTCATTATATAGACCTATTGAAGTAGCATAAGGGTTAAATGTAGAATGTGTAACTATTCCCAATAGTTTATCTACAGACATAATATCACATCCTATTACTTCAGTTGAGGTGTCTCTTAAAGTTGGGTTAAATGAAAGATTAAATGACCCTGCGGGGACTGTACATAATATCTCATTTTGATAAATTGTTAATGTACTATTGTACTGTAAGCTCCAATTATAAGCCCAATTTGTAGGATCTGTCCAGCCTGTATAAGTGTCTACATCATTTGCACCCACTCTAAATGTGTCCCAATACGGAAAACTCCCTGTCCAAGATGACCCTACAGCTGCTATAGGATTAGTAATAGTGATCTGCCCTGTATTATAAAATACATTTCCTACATTGGCAGAATTATATTTTGTTTTATAAAGTGTGTATGCCTCTTCTGGTGACAAAGCTTTAGAATATATTCTTGTAGAGTAAAGACCTTGATACCCATTATATTGTTTTGTGCCGTTTCCGTGTGCACCTATAAATACATCTGAAAGATTGCAAGTCCCCCTACTAGAAGCATCAGTCCCTGTTGAGTCAAGAACACCATCTAAATATAGTTGCAAGGCTGAGCCTGTTTTTTGAAATAAAACATGTGTGAACTCTGTTTTGCTCATTGTTACTGAAGAGCTAACAGTTGAGACCGTACTTCCATCATATCGTGAACAGTTAATAAGACCATCTGTTTCCCAATATACATTTAATCCTATAAAGTCAGCATGAGCTTTTATACCAACACCATAAGAGCCTGTTATAGTTGGACAAAATTGCAATCCAAATTCGGGCTGATTTACATCAGTGGCTGTCCAAGTTTGCCCCCATAGGTCTGTAGAAGACCCGTATGAAGCAGATTTTCCTACCCGTGGCCACTCCGTACTAGTATCTGCTTTGTTATCTCCCTGGGAGTGTTCTGATATACTTGAAGTATTTTTTGACAAATATACATACTCATCCCTTATATTTTGTCCAGCATTAGCTCCTGATGCTGTTATAACGTTTCGCATAATAGTAGCTTCAAAGCCTGTAATAGTAGCATTTGCTGGTATATTAAAACCGTAATTACCCACTAATAGTTGGTTCGGGATCAGGTCAACGCTTATGTACCCACCTAATGAACCTAAAACTCTGGCTGTTTGACCATCTTGTGAACCGGTTATCCTTTGAATTTCTGTCCACGTCCCAGGCTGGCTTGTATAACTTCCTGATTGGGAAGCTGACATCGGGTAACCTATAGAAGATGTTTGTGGTCTTTCTAATGAAATATCAAAAGGGTATGATCCTGTTACAATTTTATCTATAAGAACCGTTTGGAGACCAGGTTGGCTTTTCTTTATATCAATATTATATCCTGGAACACCGTACTCCTTTTTTAAACCCGCCTTAGCTATTATTGTTTGGGTGGTAGAAATACTACTACTAGGTTTTATGAATGTTGAAATTGCAAAGTCTTGCTTATCTTTAAAATTATATCTTTGAGAGTGTGGTATTCTTACAGCATTATATGAGCCAGAAGTAAATTGTGCGTATGGTGTGAGTGATTGAGAAGTACTGAAGATAACTGAACCTGTATATGTTGCTTCATTTTCGTACTTAGAATAGTCTTTTATATTCCAGATATCAGGATCTTGAGTAGTTGGTACAGTATCTAGTTTAGGTTTATGGTGTTGTTCATACGTCCATTCTCCCATTAAATAATAACTATCATCAATTGACTCTGACATAGATGCTAATAGATTCGCATCATATAGATTTCCTCTACTGTCATCATGCAAATTAAGTGCTGGAGTTTGTGAGCTTGTTAAAAAGACAGAACCTGCTTTTATTTTTTGTCCCATATTGAGCTGGGGTATTTGAAGGACATGGATGTATTTTGACATCCTTCTTTCTTCTTCTATAAAAAACGGACCTAAAGTGCTAAAAGGTTCGCTTTCCCACCTTTCATAAAATGCGCTATTCATACTAGCATGTATGCATCCTTGATATTTACCATTGATTGTTTTTGGATATGTAAGTACAGGCTGGCCTTTTATTATATAAGTTATTTCAGAACCTGTTTGATAAGTTCCGTAAAATGCATATGTATCAAAGCTAGAGCTCGCATTTGCTGAAGTAAGCCTCCATGTTTTATATGCGTCAAATGGAGTGACTAAAAAGTCTGCAGGTTGTAAACGTTTAAATATTGATGACATATCTTCCCTTTAATAAGCACAATCCCCTATACCAATAATAAATATAGGGGATCAAAATATTCTTCAAGATAAAGATTCTGCTATTAATATTGTAACTTAACTTTGATCAGAGCTTCACTATTATAATTTTTTAGTACTGGTCTGCTTACTTTTGCAATTGCTAATAGCTCAGAAGCTGCATTATAAAGTCCTATACCAAATATATAAACTTGTGGATTTTTATACATTGCGGCAAATCTAAGTTGACCTTCAGATCCTGTAACAAATGTTGGATTGTTGCTAAAGTTGTATTCTCTATTTTTGACTCTTACAAAATAAAATGTTGAAGTTATCTTTTGTTCATTTCTTGCAGCCATTCCCTTATCAGAGTCTGCAGTTGCAGATTTACTCATAGCAGTTAAATACGTATAATTATTATTATCAATTGTGTCAGAGTTTGTCTTTGCACAGTCAATCATAAATGAGCCAGAAAGTGCATTAGCATCAAATATCATTATTCCCATATCAGGGTATACCATTCCAAGATACGTAGGAGAAGCTGAGCTAGAAATTCCACTTGCAATACTTCCACTAACAATATTAAATACTCTACCTGCCTGATTTACTGTAGGGTTTGTTGAAGCACCACTATCGTCAATGCATATGTTTTCTTTAGCTTCTGTCCCTGTAGGAGTTAGTGAACCACTAGTCCATATCTCCCAGTTACCTGGATCAATTTTTTGTTTTACTCTAGCTCTTTGAAAGTTAATTGCTATAATTGAATTTGTTCCCTGACCATTCCCTAAAGTAAATTGATCATCTCCTGGACTTAATAAAACGTTAGCATATTGAGAGTATACTGCCCTTGAAGGACTAAACCCTGCTTGGCCTGCATCAGCATTTAAATTAGCAGATCCACTGCCTTCTGCGTTTCCATAAGCAACTGCAAATTGAACTGAAGCAGTAGCATCTGAGGGTGGTGACTGATAGACATCATAATAGTATTGTGCACTTGAAGCACTTTGAATGGAGCTCGTATAGAACGTTGTCATTCTTGAGCTTCCATCACTCCAAATTGTTTGGCTTACCGTTTGTTGTTCATCAGGCAATATATCACCAGAACCAAATGCTGTATATATTTTTCCAGAATTTCCGAAACCACTTCCCACCTGTGGATCTTTATAAGGTGAAGTTCCAATAGCGGGCATCTCTCCAAATTCTCCTAAGTATGCCTGCGTGGGGGTCCCTCCTAGGCCGTAAAGCCAATTTATAGCTCCCATACCCTGTCCATTATATGATTCTCCTGGGTATCCGGGTGGGCCGTATCCTATTATTCTGCCCTGGCTGTCATACATTGCAGCCGTACCCTTGCCGCCACTACCTTTGTCGGCGTTTTCATCTCCATAAGGTGCCATTTATTCTCCTATCTATTGTTCATGTTTTATACTATTATTAAGCACCACCACCACCATAAGGTACTGTTGCTATAGGTTGGTTCACTTGTACTGAGATTGTTTGTCTACCACCAGTTTCATTAGCAACTATAATTAAAGTAGCTGTTAAATCTTGTGTTGGATTTTGTTTTGCTCGTAATGCAAATTCCATACCTGTTACTGTTTTACTTTGTTGTCCTGCATCCCCAATAAATGTTGGGGTAGTTGCAATTTGTATGCCTGCTGGTAAAGCTTTACTAACTGTCAGATCACATACAGAAGCATCACTTAAAATCGCAGTATATCCATAAGTCGCATTTCCATTTGTCATATTTGTAGTTTGAGGAACTACAGTTTGTAACTGGCCATTTGAAGTAAATGTTAAAGCTGTTGCACCAACATCAATAACAGGAATTTTTGTACTAGTTTTAGGAAGTGAAACTAGCTTAAATAACATCTGAGTGGTTTCATCTGGTAAAGCTTCCATTACTGGCATATTTTCAATTAGCTCACCATAATAGTTTGAACCCAATTGATGCGCAGGGTTCCACAATCTATAGTCACATTCGTCATCTGAAAGTGCAAATTGTGTAATATTAAAATATTCTGTGCCCATTGAAAGAAGCTCTCTGCCCCTTTTTGTTAATATGGCGTCTACTGTTACTGTTGTATTATTAAGGTATCCCATTTATTGCTCCATGTTCGAAAATACTTTTTATTTTTTATATTAATAAATATATGCTTTTTTAACTTTTGCTATGTTAATAAATTTCAATTTTAAGATTGTTGGTCGGATGGCCCAGTAGTCCCTGGGGTTCCTAGATTCCCCCATTGTGGTATAAATTTAACTTGTGTTGGTTGAAAAGCTCCTCCAGGGGGAGTTTTCCCTCCTAAAAATGAAAATCCAGTACTATTTACTGCTAGGTTTCCATATTGAGCTTCGGGTGCAAAAAATAATCTATTTGGATCCGTATAAAATATTTCGACCACTGCTTTACCATCGGGTGTGTCTTGTAACCCATTTATATTTACAGTTCCCTCGGTTGCATTTTGTGCAGCTCTGTTAAAATCTGGGCTTGTACACTTTATGCCTGTATACAATGCTTGTTCTATCCCAAGAGGAAGATAGTCTTGATATTCTGCTAGCTCATAAGAGCTTGACTGCCAAAAACCCCTTGAAGCACTAAGGTCACATTCAGCAAGTGTAAAATTTGGACCTATTGATTGTGTCATAAACCCTACTTGTTTATACCATTCTGTACTTAATCTTGAACTTGAAATTACAGTTTCAAGTCCTGCGTAAGTATAGTCAGGTAAATAATACCACGGCATAGGTGAGTGGCCGGAATGTGCTACTCCATATAAGTTAGGATGACTAACTTCACTTGACATTGTACTACAGGTTTCACCGTCTACTATCCAAGGCCTTTGTATTCGTGGATATAATTCCGGTTCATTACATGCTTGTAAATAAACAGAACTAGTATAACATACATCTAATTTAATGGCCGCGACAGAAGCAGTAATATCTGCAACGCCTTCAGAACCAGGAAAGTTAGCTTGTATAACGACTCCAAAGCCTGTGTTATTTACTATATCTGGAGTCAACGAAGCGGCCCAATACCCTGGTACTGTATTTGCATTATAATCTACATAGTGACTCACCATTGATTTACTGGGCCAAGCTGTATAAACATCTGCTTTATTACTGCCAATAAGACTACCATCATTTACTAGCTGTATGATGTAATCTTTTATATCTAATGTACCACCCTCTCCCGGAGTGCCAGTACCACTTTGAGATTTATGTGTTCGTACTTTAACAGATATATTAGTAGCATTAGACGGAATATTAAATCCGTAATTATATGTTTGCAAATAGTGTGTATTTGCTCCAGCTTGAGAGCCCGTTGCAGATGTATATACTCCATAGTCATCACTCGTGCATAAGCTTGGATTAATCCATGCGTATGTTCCTGCAGTAGCTTTATCAATCGCCAGGCCAGCATATGAATATGTGCATGCCATAGTAATAGATTGCGAAGCTTGATATTTAACCTCTTTAAACTGTAAATAATAATCTAAAGATCCTTGAGTAAAATCTTCTGTAGTGATCTCTCCAAATAAAGAACCTATTGTCCATAAGCGTGAACCAGTTTCTGTATAGTTACTAGGTACTGATGCAGTAAGTGTAGCTATTTCATTAATTGAACTTGTCAAATAGAAATATGAGCCTGAAGGTTTTATTGGCATCTCAATTGAACTAGTTAGATAGCTATAAGATCCCGATATATCTTCAAAGTCTTCTATTGAAGCAGTTAGTAGATGATAAGAGGCTGATAAAGATTCTGATGCTCCTAGTTCCACCTCTGGAAGCTGCTCATCTTCCCACGTAGGATTACCCTTTAGTAATGCTGCCTTTGATCTTTCAAGAACATGTGGTTCAATTACAACTCCTAAAAGGGGGTTTACTCTTGCAGGTAAAAGATACTCAATTTGCTTAAATAGAGAGGTGTCAAAGAATTTTATTAACCTAAAATAGTCAACATAACTATATTTATTGTCATTTACAATAGCATCAAATCCTGTATTTAAACCTTGGGATTGGTATTTTTGAAAATAATCATCTCTTAATACTCGTAATGTTTCATACGATTGTGAAAATTGATCTCTTGGATCTCCAATATAATTATCAATATTGAAACCACCCATTTGTTCAGCTATATCTTCATTTATCTCTGTTGTAGGAGAGAAATAAACACCTACTTTTGAAGAGTCATTTGGAAAATTATCATAAGCACTAATTTCTAGTCTCTTTTTTAAATCTAACATCCCTGATAGCTCTGTAGATTCTATTCTAATTTTATTAGATACTGTTCTATTTCCACCACTATCTGGCCAAACCTGATACACTCGTTCTTCATTGGGTGTAAAGCTATTATTACTTCCACTTAAAAATTGTGAAGCTGTTGCTACTAGTGATCCTCCGCCTGAAAATGTAGTTATAAATTGATTTGGTTGACTAGATGAAACAAGTCTGTAATCTGTAAGATCTCTTTCTTTTAAATCTGTACCTAATGTATAGCGTGCATATAAATCATTGTATGAAGCTGTAGGGTTATTGCCTACGTATGTCATTGGAGATAAAACATGAAAGTTAAATTTAGACTCGGATAAAGCTGTCCCCCAAAGCCTAATTTCTTGCATGTGACCGCTTAGTGGGAATCCATGTAAGATGTCACCAGTGCCAAAGTAGGTAGTTCTAGTATTTCTTAATATATTATTGGTTTGATAAGAAGAGGAGATACTGCCTGCAGAACCAGAAACTATCCAGCTTCCTGAATAATTTTGAGTTATTTTTCCAAAATCTTGTTGCTTTAAATAAAGTTCATATGTTTGATCAATATCATCTGAGTTGCTTCCACTCAATCTTTGATATAATACTGTCCACCAATTGCCGTCGAATATGGGTGCGGGACCCACAGATTGAGTAACCCATAGACCAGTACTTCCACTTTCCATTACTTGCTCAATAACACCCCATTGATTTGTTGAACCTGACTGTCTTATTCTAATTGCGTTTTTATCACTACTTCCAGAAGCAACTAATATTTGCATAGACTCACTAGTAGTAAGTGAAGCACCTATTTCAGAGGCATCAACAGTTTTAAATCTAAATTCAAGTGCATCTTGAGTTCTAGATGTAGTTGAAAGAATCATGTCTGAACTATTTCCAATTTCAATATAGGATCCACTATACGCATTGAATTTAGCAGCATAATTAAATTTATCATGTTGAAAATAAGAAGGAAGGTGAACAACATCTGGGCCGCCATACTCTTTTATATCAAGCATTGTTGAGGGAATACCATAACAGTTAATTAGAGCCCTTACTGCCTCCCAGCTTCCCTTTGCCTTTAATAGATAAGGAAGATTATTTAAAATTCTTTTCCATATCTCTTGTGTTATCTCCTGCCTTGGAGTTGACTCTGATACTACATATTGCATTGACTCACTAACACTAAATGAGCTTGTTGCCTGATAGCTACCACTTGCATCAGTTCCAAGTGCAGACTCCCATAATTGGTCAAATTGCATACCGTTTGAAGGGTCCCAACCAAATCCTTGTAATACATTAAAAATTAAGTCCTTAGGTAGGCCTTTATGAATTGACTCATTCCTATCTGCTAATGTAGATAAATGCTTAGTATAAAAGTATAGCTCATCGAAGTGTTGGCCGCACATCTTAACGAATAGGTCATAAAAGTCGTTATGCGTGTCTTCTCTTATATGATTGGGAGTTGTTTTAGCTAATTCATCTGGATTCATTCTATCATATAAACTAGCAGAGTAAATAATTCCAGTTTTTGAACCTACTGTTCCATACCAATCTGTTACAGCTGATGAACTATAAGAGTAAAGAGTATAGGGTTTTGTGCTATCTTGTTTTGGCCAAGTTGTAGGATACCAACCTGTTATATCAAAAGAGCTAGATCCAGCAGATGCAGATTCATAATAAAGATAATTTTCATATTGATCAAATGTACCTATTAAAGCATCCTTTTGAGTGGTAAATTTTATAATATTATTCTGATAGGCATCTGAAGCAGATAAAGAAGCAGATACTGTAGGCAACCCTGTAGATAAAGCGGCAATATTTTCATCATATTGTTCTATCTTTTTTGCTTTGTAAAAGAAATTATTTAATCGCTCTTCAGCTGTGCTAAAATGTATAAAGTTTTCAAAATATCTAAAGTCATAATTAAGGTCAACGTCTTGACTCCCACTTAAAAATTTATTTATTAAACGTGACTTAACACTATCAACAGAGCCTACTAAAGAGTCATAATTTTCATATCCAGTTGATTGTTGAATTTTCTTTTTTACTCTTATGTCCCAATCTGGATCTCTTAAAACTCTTCCTGCAGGTGGCTTTTTTGAAGGGTATAAAATTACATCTCTAATAAAAGGGTCTACTATGCAAAGGTCTAGTGTAAAAGTTGTTTTAGGAATAATATTATCAGGCAATGGTTCATACAGCTTTAACACCATTGAGCTCCAGAGATCATCTGGGTCATTAAAGTTAATTGCAAAATTATCTAAATCTTCACAATCAGGTGTTGGTAAGCCTGAAGCCTGAGCATTTGTTGTCCAATTAACTACTGTTTCATAGTGAGCATCTCCAAAGTTTGCTACAAACTCTGTGCGAGTCCCATCACTTTCTACAGGAGAATAGCCTATTAAACCTTTATACCCTTCATTGACCCACTGAATACTTGCTTTTTGGCCAAGGTAGCCCCGACCTGTGGGCTTTACTCTTATTTCTTTTCTAGAAGGAGATACTTGAGTAATTACAAAATTAGTTATAGGACGGAAATAATGATACTCAACGTGAAAAGCCCCTTGAGTAATTTCATTATCTCTTAAGTCTTCATCAATATCTATTTTTAATCTGTAAGTATCATTTAAAAGGCCTTGTTGTGGCTCTTTAAGCTCATATTTTCCAGTTGTTGATATGATCTTGATGTTACCTGATTCATCATAGATATTTAGCTCCATTCTGTTTGAGCTAGCATCTGAAAAGAAATTAGTGAATCTTGAAAGACATTTACAATCGGGATCAGATACACTATTAGCGCTTGTTGCAGTATCAATAAATACTGGTTCACCTAATAATACTAAATCCTTTTCGTCTTTAATTGTATGTGACACTTTTTAATCTCCTCCCCAATCTTCATCTCCACCTTCTTTATCTTTTCCCTTTTTGTCACCCGAAGTAGTAGTTGTGTTTGTACCTGCATTACCTGTCCAGTCATAGTCGTCCGGATAAGGATCTTCTCCCTCTTTAAGCTCTCCTGTAACTACATCATATTTATTTTCGGGATCCTCTCTCAGTTCAAATGCTCCATTTACAATAACAACTAATTGATGGTCTGGATTCATGAACCACGGGTCTCCCTCTTCCCAGGCAGGTGGTTTGCTTCCACCTTGAGATATACCTTCCATTCCTGTCAGTGCATCAGGTATCTCACCCCCAATTCCCCATCCTGATCCCTCAGCATAAACTGTTTTGTTTGGTGTAATATTCCAAATTTGTTTATCATAATTATGTTTTTCATCTATATCTTTATAGTAAAATTCCTCAGCACCTTCATAGGGCTTTCCTGTTCCTAGAACATTAAGTTGTACTCCCATATTTGTAGCTGCACACATAAATTCTAGTCCAAAATTAGATAATCTACCTCTTGATTTATTATTATCACTAATGTTGCCTGGAGGTGAATTCTTCATCTTATTTGGATTATATTTCTCTCCTAAAGGGTTAACCGTAAATCCTCTTGCCCAGTCTCTTGACCACTTTACTGTGATCACTGCTTTTCTAGTAAATCTTGGGATCTTTATCCTTGTATTTTCACTATAAAAGAATTTTGACTTTTTATAAATATCTGCAAATGCAAGACCAGAGAATCCAGCAACATTCAGACCTCGATTCAGTTCCCCAGCCTTTCCATTAGTATATTCAACAGTTGCAATAGTAGGTGTACCAATTACACCTAAATCTTGATCCATTATATCCTTGTAACCCCACTTATCAGCTTGTGGTGTCCAGGGTATTACTCCGAAGCCATCAGGTTTTGGTGCAAGTAATACAGCTATTCTGGCTTCAACCTCAGGAATCCTGTTTACAATGAATTGTAATCTGTCTAATTCTTTAATAAAACGGCTGGCCTTGCCGCCGGCTCCGAATGGGAGATCATCTTTCATCATGTCATAAATACTTTCGAACTGACCCCCAGAGTCAGGATTCCCATCATCATTGAGTCCCTGAGAGTAAAGGTGGCTGGCAGGGTAATATTGTCCGCTCTGTGACAATACTGTTTCTGGATCCCAGCTGGTATCAAAAATATAGGAGTCAGGAGACAATTGCCAAGTATTTTCAGACCACGGTTTTATATTTTTTAGCATATCAATTAGTTTATTAACATTCTCAGGAGCGGCGATTGGCATTGAACTTGGGATAAATGGGGCAGCGTTGCTCCAGCCGGAGCTTTGAACCTCTGGCCAGATTAAATTTTCGAAGTGGTTAACTGATGTCCCTCTTTTATGAAGAGCTCCACCCCTATTGAAAAACCGGGAGAAAAAATTGTACCATTCTCCTCCACCATGCATACCCTTCCATTCAAGCCAGTCAAATGACTTAGCTAAAGGACCACAATCTGCGGCATGGATGCCTGAACAGCCTTTTGTGCCGTAGCTGACCTTTGTACGTAATAAGGCCTTTTTTTCATCTATAAGTTGACCTAGCTCTATCTTTAATTTAGCGTACTCATCTTGGGGGCCCGTCATTGGTAGAACACCTGTAGGATATGGAGTCATTGGGATTCTATCTCTGCCGACAAAAGGAAGAGGGTTTGCTGTAGAACCACCTAGTCCCGGTATAGTCTCTGGAGATTTCACTTCCTCTCCATAAGCCATTTTTGGTGGGTATGTCTCAGTCCAATAATCAGTTATTGATGTTATCCTGTCTTTCCAGTATCGCCTATTGCCATTTTCATCCACATTTGGCTCTAATACATTATACCATCTAGTCCCGATAATGCCATTTGCGGGATCTGCACCTCTTTTGCTTCCCCAAGCTGTATACATTAAATACCACAATGCATGAGGTAGATCTTTATAGTATTGATGATTTTCAATTTGATGGTATTTTGGATTTAATAGGGTCTCATTTTTATCATAAAGGTCAATTGTAACGTATACTTTATCATGAACTTGAGTTCTAAGATAGCTAGTTGCAAATGTATTTCTTCCGTCCCACTTTCCATTTGTGTGATTAGCATACGAAAATGGAGAATAGTCTAGTGGATAAGCATTATCAAATCCTCCACCAGCTGTCCATTCATTTGCGAATGTACTATAGTCGGAGGCCCAATCAAAATTTGCACCCTTTCCTGCATGGTGAGAAGTTTTTCTACTTATATGATCTGTCCATCCTACACTTCCTAACCAGCCCCATAAATCAGCTTCTACAGAGGACACACCTTTTATTTTACCATTGCCGTTAGGATTTTGTGAGTCTATAAGATCTGCAGCCTCTGATAGATCAATTTCTTGCCTCATTGTACTATAATTAGTCTGTGGTGTATTTACATAGCTATTTTCATGTGAATTATCTGCCCATCCACCATAAAAATATCTAGAATTTTTGTCTTCCCTAAAGCCTTTATCAGCGGGAGTTATTGTGCCCCTCTCTTCTTTCCACTCGCTATATTGATCTCTTCTTTTGTCATCAAATGAAGATCCCCTTCCTGAACTATCATATCCGTCTACTCCCCTCTTTAGATTATATGCCCAATTATCCTTAGAGGGATTTATCTCAACTCCGTCCCACGCTACTGCATTTTTTAAATGATAATTACCCTCATCATAGTCTAAAGAAAGCGGAACTGGAGTTACCCCTCCAATTGGCTGCCAGTATGTTAGATCTTGTTTTGCGTCGGGATTTTTTAGTATATTTGACCCAAAAATTTCTAAAGCATTTGGATTATTAACTTCAATGAGTACTCCGTTGCTAATAGCTAAATTATCATCTTCATCTGTTATTTCACACGTCCAATATCCACCTTGATCTGGAGTGATTCCTCGTATGCTCAAATAGGCCAGGCCATTTTGGTTTACAGCAGGCCAGGGCTTTCCCATATCATTATAGCCTGTTCCGGGAACTATATCCTCACCATCTTTTAACCATCGATATTTTAACTTTGACTTTCTATTACTTATTGCTTTGCAACTAAGTGTAGGATGGAATCCAATAACACAATTTAGCTCTCCAGCTGTCAACCCATCATCGGGTTGCACTATTATTTCTATAGCTTCAGTTACCTTTATCTCAATAAGCTCAAATATTGAAGTATCTATTACTGCAGTATAATCTTCATTGTTCCATTTTCTTTTTATTGTTTGGTGAGTAAGAGGTTTGTAAGCATCACTTTTAACCTTTTCTTCTTCTAATATTAGCTTATTTCCAGCTGGAGTT